TATGGATCAAACCGGAAGAGCATTGATACAGGATGCAGTATTAAGCATGTTTGATGAGGGAGTAGTTGCAATAGTTCCGGTAGATACATCTATTTCTCCAATAATTTCCGGATCTTATGATATTATTTCATTGAGAACTGGAAAAATCAAGACGTGGTATCCAAATCATATTCGAGTTGAAATATATAATGAAAAAACCGGAATTCAAGAAGAGGTTGTTTTGCCGAAGTCAATTGTAGCGATTATTGAAAATCCACTCTATGCAATAATGAATGAACCGAATGGAACACTTCGGAGACTTATTAGAAAGCTGAGTCTTTTAGACGCAATAGATGAGCAAAGTGGTAGTGGAAAACTCGATTTAATTATCCAATTGCCATATATGATTAAAACTGAAGCTCGTCAAAAACAGGCCGAAGAAAGACGCATAGCTATTGAAAGGCAATTAAGTGGAAGTAAATATGGAATTGCCTATATAGATGGAACCGAGCATATTACGCAACTAAATAGACCGGCTGAGAATAATCTTTTGGCTCAAATTACATATTTAACGAATATGCTATACAACCAACTTGGAATATCGGATGATGTATTTTCTGGAAAAGCAAGTGAAAATGTAATGTTAAATTATTATAATAGAACTATTGAACCTATAGTTATTGCATTAACAGAAGAAATGCGCCGGAAGTTTTTGACAAAAACAGCAAGAACTCAGGGGCAAACTCTAATGGGGTTCAAGGATGTTCTTCGCCTGGTTCCAGCTAATGAAATGGCTGAGATGGCAGATGGATTTACACGTAATGAAATACTTACATCTAATGAGATTAGATCTATTCTTGGAGTAAAGCCATCAGATGATCCTGAAGCAGATAAACTTAGAAATAAGAATATGCCCTTAGATCAACAGCCTTTAAAACCAAAAAAAGAATTGGAAGAGGAAGAGGCTGGGGAAGGGCTAGATGAAGAAGCGAAATCACAGCTTGAAGTGTAAAATTCAAAATAGAAGGAGATACTATGAAAAAAGAAATTAAGTATGATTTTAGTGGCTATGCTACTAAAGTCGGTTTGAAGTGTAGTGATGGAAGAACTATTCTTCCTGATGCATTTCAAGAAAATGATGGGCAAGTAGTTCCATTGGTATGGCAACATTTGCATAATGAACCAGGAAACATCTTGGGCCATGCCTTGCTTGAAAATCGTCAGGATGGAGTTTATGCATATTGCTCATTTAATGAATCTTCTGCAGCGAAAGATGCAAAAGAAGCAATTAAACATGGCGATATTAAAGCACTTTCAATTTATGCAAATTCATTGGTTGAAAAGGGAAAGAATGTTGTTCATGGTTTAATCCGTGAAGTTAGTCTTGTTATTGCTGGGGCAAATGCTGGAGCTTTTATTGATAATCTTGCTTTTCAACATGGCGATGGATCAGTTACAGAAGATGAAACTGAAGCCATTATTTCTGCAGATTCGGATTTAGAGCTTTTTCATGCTGAAGGAGAACCTAAAAAAGAGGAGCCTAAAAAGGAAGAAGACGAAAAAGAAGAAACTGTAGCAGATGTTTTCGAAACTCTTAATGAAAAGCAGAAAACTGTTGTATATGCGATGATCGCAGAAGCTCTTCAATCCTCGGGTGAAACTGAGGAAGAAGAGGTAGATGAAAAGGAAGATGAAATCAAACAATCAGACAATAAAGGAGATTCAAATATGAAAAAAAATGTTTTCGACAATTCAACTAAGGAAGGTGATAATAATACCATGAAACATGCTGCCCTGACTCAAACTGAACTTCATGAGATCCTAGATGATGCTCGTCGTTCACAGTCTTCACTGAAAAATGCATTTCTGGCACACGGCTTTGATACTCTTGCTGAGGCCTATATGTCTTATCAGGGAACTGATGAAGATAAGGCAATTCAACATTCAATTACTGATATCGGATATTTGTTCCCCGATCATAAGGCGACCTCAAATACTCCGCAGATTGTTGCTCGTAAGACCGAGTGGGTAAAAAAGGTCTTTGATGCTGCCAAACATATTCCGTTTGCTCGTATTAAGACTCTGGTGGCTGATCTGACTCCCGACTCTGCTCGTGCTCTTGGTTATATTAAGGGCGAAGAGAAGGTCGAAGAAGTCTTTGCTTTGCTGAAACGCACAACTGATCCTCAAACTGTTTATAAGAAACAGAAGATTGATCGGGATGATCTGATTGATATTACTGATTTCGATGTCGTGGTTTGGCTTCGCAATGAAATGCGTATGATGCTGGAAGAGGAACTTGCTCGCGCGATTCTTGTAAGTGACGGTCGTTCTGGTGCAAGTGATGACAAGATTTCCGAAAGCAAGATTCGCCCTATTGCTCTTGACGATGATCTTTATACTGTACCTGTTAATGTTGAAGCTACTGGTACTAATACTGAGCCTACTACCGCCGAACTTATTGATGCTATTATTCGTGCTCGTGCAGACTATCGTGGCAATGGTATCCCCACATTCTTTACTACCTCCGATATTCTTAGTGATATGCTTCTTTTGAAGGATAGCCTTGGACGTCGGATTCACAATACTGTGGCTGACTTGGCTGCGGCTTTGCGCGTAGCAGATATTGTGGAAGTTCCTGTAATGACTGGGATCGTTAATCCAGATACTTCGGTTCTTGATTATAGCGAATTGGCTGGCGTTCTTGTTAACATGAATGACTATTCCATTGGTGCTGATAAGGGTGGAGCGGTCCAGATGATGGACGACTTTGATATTGATTTCAATCAGTATAAGTACTTGATTGAGACTCGTGTTTCTGGAGCTTTGACAGTTCCACATTCTGCTTTGGCTATTTGGATCGAGAAGGCAGAGCCCGTATATCCTAGCGTCTAATTTTAAGGTAAGGAGATATTTATGAGTAAATTTTTTGGACCAATTGGTTACATTACACAAGATGAAATATCTCCGGGTGTATGGAATGATGTAGTCGTGGAAAGAGAATACAGAGGCGATATTCTCCAGAATATTAGAAAATGGGAATCAAGTGAGCATAAGAATGACGATATTGTAGTTTCAAATCGTATTTCTATAATTGCCGATCCATTTGCCTATGATAATTTTTCTACAATACGCTATGTTTCATGGATGGGAGTCCGTTGGAAAGTAAATAGTATTGAAATTCAACGGCCCCGTCTTATTTTAGTACTTGGGGAAGTTTATAATGGATAAAAGGCTGGAATTACACCAAATTCTTCTTGACTTGGTTAGTCCAAGTAATGTATATTTTCAGCCTCCTTCTTCTATTAGGCTTACTTATCCTTGTATTATTTATGAACTGGATGATATTAAAGTAGATTATGCAGATGCAGTAAAGTACACTATGGCAAAAGCATATATGTTGACCGTCATAGATAAAAATCCAGATTCAGATCTTCTGGATAAAATTTTAGATTTAGATTATTGTATATTTAATAGGCATTTTATTGCAGATAATTTAAATCATTATGTTTTTACATTATTTTATAAAAATTAAGGAGTATAATTATGACAAAACTAGTTTGGGATGATGCCGGGAAGCGCTTGTATGAAACTGGTGTTAATAATGGCGTTTTGTTTGTTGTAGATAACCAGGGAGCATATGGCGTTGGAGTTCCTTGGAATGGCCTTATTAGCGTTAGTGAAAAACCATCTGGCGCAGAACCTGTTGCTTTGTATGCCGATAATATTAAATACTTAACTCTTGTCGGTCCTGAAGAATTTGGAGCTACGCTTGAGGCTTATACATATCCTGACGAATTTGCCGCATGCGACGGATCTATCGAAACTGCAGATGGAGTCTTTGTTGGTCAGCAACAGCGGACGAAATTCGGTTTGGTATATAAGAGTCTTATGGGCAATGATCTTGTTGGTAATAGTCTTGGTTACAAGCTTCATATTATTTATGGAGCTTTGGCTGCTCCATCGGAGAAAGCCTATTCGACTATTAATGACTCTCCAGAAGCAATTACATTTAGTTGGGAACTTTCAACTAGTCCGGTTGAAGTTACTGGTTATTTGCCGACTGCAATGATTGTTATTGATAGCACGAAGGCTGATGCGACGAAATTGGCTGAGCTTGAGGATGAATTGTTCGGAACCTATTTGGCCGATTCTAATCTTCCGACTCCCGATGAAATTATCAATATGTTAACACTTCCGTAATAATGAGTTGATCAAAAAGAGTGGGCTCTGACAATGTCATCCCACTCAATTTTCTGGAAAGGAGCTAAAATGATTAAAAAAACAATTAAGTTTAAAGATTTTAATGGAGTTGAACGTTCTGAGGATTTGTACTTTCATGTATCAAAGGCTTCTGTATTAACTTCTCCAGATCCCGCTTATAATGAAATTATTTCATTAGGTATGGATCTCCAAGAACGAAGTAAATTTATAGAAGATATTAAATTAGAAGATATTGATCAAACCGATCCTTTCGATAAGAATAGTTTGCTATTAGCAGATAGTGCTCGAATGGTAGCTAGAATGCTTGATCGTTTAGTTGATTTATCATATGGAAAGAAAAGCGAAGACGGCGGTAAATTTATCAAAGGGGCAGAAGTTCTTAAAGATTTTAAAGATTCTGCCGTATATGATGCATTCGTAGAGCAAATGGTTGGTAATCAGGAAGATATGATTACTTTCATTAATCAATTATTAGCCGTTAATTAATCTGGTTAAAGAGGCAAGAGATGCTAATAATTACAACAGAAGATACCGAATATTATAATGAAGAGACATCCGAATTTGTTTCGGTAAAAGGTAGAAGTGTTGAATTAGAGCATTCCCTTGTCTCTTTATCAAAATGGGAGTCAGTATGGTGCAAACCGTTTTTGGGGAAAGATGAAAAAACAAAGGATCAACTTATTGATTATATCCGGTGTATGACAATTACCAAGAATGTACCAGATGAATTTTATTTTACACTTTCTAGTAATTTAATAGATACTATTAATAAATATATTGATCATAAAATGACAGCAACAACTTTTTCCGAAATGCATAATGCACCAAGAAATAGTGAAGTGGTTACGGCTGAACTTATTTATTATTGGATGATTTCTCTAAGTATTCCTTTTGAGTGTCAGAAATGGCATTTGAATAGACTTTTAACACTTATCCGTGTTTGTAGCATTAAAAATGCTCCGGGAAAGAAAATGCCAAAAAATGCTATTCTTAGTAGGAATGCAGCAATTAATGCTGCACGTAAACAGCAATTAAATACGAAAGGATAAGGACATACTATGTCTAAAAAATCTAAAAAGCAAAAAACGAACTTTCAGAAATTGGGACTTTGGAACGAAACTGGTGAAAATTTTGAAGAAGTTCTTGAAGAAGAAGAAGAAGAAGAAGAAGAAGAAGAAGAAGAAGAAGAAGAAGAAGAAGAAGAAGAAGAAGAAGAAGTTCATGAAGAAGAATTAATAGAAGAACAAGAACTTTTAGACGAAAATGATGACATGCTTAAGGAAATTATTGAAACTGAAAGTATTGTAATGGATAATGATGAGCCTTCCGAAGTAGAAGAATTTTCTAGCTATTTAGTACGAGTATCAATTCGATTACTTAAATACTTTTCTGGTCCCGGAATTGATTATACGGTTCGGGGATTTGCTAAGAAGAATGAAGAATTTATAATTACTGAAGAAAAAACCGACTATAGAGGAATGGAATGGGGTAAAATTGAGTCGAATGAAACAATTTGGATTCCGCTTAAATATTGTGAAAAGAGGAATTGAACCTGAAAAACTTTAAGAAAGGAGGGCTTCGATGATATCATTTAGGATAAAGGGAGATTTTAAAAACACAGAGCGATTTTTTGGTAATGCTCAAGATAAATTACCGAGAAGTATTCGTCTTATATTTGATAAGTATGGAAAAAAAGGAGTTGAAGCCCTCAAGTATTATACTCCCAAGGATAGTGGAACAACAGCAGATTCATGGACATATGAACTTCACAATTGGGGTATATCTTGGAATAATTCAAATACGATCTCCACTGGTGTTCCCTTAGCTTTATTAATACAATATGGCCATGGAACAAGAAACGGTGCTTATGTACAAGGGCGAGATTTTTTAAATCCAGCAATTCAGCCCATATTTGATCAAATTTCTAATGACATATGGAAGGAGGTTCAAAATCTATGAGTAAAGTTGATAACAGAATTGTTGAAATGGGGTTTGAAAATAAAAGTTTTGAAAAGAACCTGAAAGACTCCCAAACATCATTGGGCAACTTCGACAAGAGCCTCCAAAATATGGCGAAAAACACTACATCCTTTTCCGCATTAGGGGGAGTTGTTCAGGGAATTGGGGGTAAATTTACTGCCCTCGGAACAGTGGTAACTGGGGCATTATTAAAAATTGGAGCCGTAGGCGCAGCAGTAGGGATACAACTTGCAAAATCATTGAGTCTTGACCAAATTACCGCTGGCTTTGGTGAATATGAATTAAAATTGAATTCCATTAAAATTATGCTTGCTGGTGCTTTGGATGAGTCTGGGAATCCAGTAACTTTGGAAATGGTCAATCAAGAACTTGCAGAATTAAATGAGTATGCAGATCAAACCATTTACAGCTTTGCAGATATGACATCGAATATTACAAAATTTACTAATCAGGGGATATCGTTACATGACTCTGTTCAGGCAATAAAAGGTATTAGTAATGCCGCAGCTTTATCTGGCGCAAATACTAATGAGGCAAGCAGGGCAATGTATAACTTTGGCCAGGCATTATCTGCTGGCTATATCCGAGTCATTGACTGGAAATCAATTGAACTTGCGAACATGGCAACTGTTGAATTTAAGACCCAATTACTGGAAGGAGCAGTTGCTGCAGGAACATTGGAAAAAAGAGCAGATGGAATGTATAATGTTTTAACTGATGGAGGGTCTGACTATCCAATTGACGCAACTCATCATTTTAATGATACTTTGGAAAAGCAATGGTTAACAACAGATGCTCTAACATCAGTACTTATTAATTACGCAGACTCAACAACAGCGATCGGTGCAAAAGCGACAGAAGCCGCCACAAAGGTACGAACATTTAGCCAATTAATGCAAACTACAAAGGAAGGAATTGGATCGGGTTGGGCAGTAACATTTGAAAATATATTTGGAAATTTTGAGGAAGCGACTGCCCTATGGAGTGGTGTATCCGATGCTATTAAGAATATAACCCAGGCAAATGCTGATGCAAGAAATGCAGTTCTTAAAGGATGGAAAGATCTTGGAGGAAGAGATGATTTATTGCTTGGGCTATCAACTGCCTGGAATAATATTTATTCTATCATCCATCCATTAATGAAAGAATTTAAAAAATTTTTGAATATTGACTATTCAAAAACGTTATACACAATGACCAAAGCATTCAAAGATTTTATGGTTGCATTAACTCCGGCGCCATCAACTTTAAAGAAATTGGGTGTTATACTTCGCGCAGTATTTAGTGCATTAAGCTTTGGATGGGATATTGTATCTGGAGTTTTTGGTGGATTAGTAAAAGGTGTTAAAAGTATAATTGATCTTATTCCAGCAGGAAAAGAACGAAAAATTGGTATATTAAGTTTTTTTGTTAATTTGACTAATTCTTTTACTGCTTGGATTACCGCTGTGCAAAAAGCGGGAAAAATAAAAGATATTTCAAATACTATTGCGGAAGGAATTGAAAATATTGCTAAAAACGTAATTAAATTCGTTGATGCAATAAAAAGTTCTAAGTTACTTAATGATATCCTATTATCTTTGGGGGAAGGATTTGCATGGTTTGGAAATTCGATAAAAAAACTTTATAATTTACTTAAAGAATCAGAATTTATACCAACTATCTTAGAAAAAATAAAATCTGCCTTTTACGGATTTAAAAAAGTTGATACCAGTGGAGTTATGAAAGTTCATGGAAAATTGGCTAAAATCAGTACATTGAAATACGATTTGGCTCCTTTTGTTGATGGGCTTAAGGAATTATTTAATACAATTAAAGAATTTCTAGGAAAAGCATGGAGTACCGCTAGTTTTGATGGCTTTATAGATATTTTATTAGCTTTAATAACTGGAAAAATTGGATTAGAAATTGTAAAATTTGTAAAAAGTATTACTGGTATTTCAGATAGTCTTGGTGGTTTTGGAAAAGGTTTCCTTGGCATTATGGGAGGTTTGGAAAAGGTCTTTACATCATATGCTAAGAATATAGATGCAAAAACATTGCAAACAATAGCAATAGCTGTTTTAATACTGGTTGGAGCTCTTGCTGTATTAACTTTATTAGATCAGGATAAACTTGCAACGGCTGTTGTCACGATTACTTCCTTATTTATTAATTTATCGGTCTCAATGAAAGCTTTGAAACGAGCTGGAGGAGCTACTAAGTTAGCAGGCGAAATGATAATGATAGCGGCGGCTGTTTTAATTCTTTCATTTGCTTTAAAAAATATGAAGGACGTTGACCAAGATGCTATATTGGCATTATCAATCGTTTTAGGGGAGTTATATTTAATTGCAAGTGGATTCGGACGAATGAAAAATGCTAATACTAGTGTGGCTAATCTTATGGGACTATCTGCAAGTGTACTAATATTATCTCATGCAGTTAAAGTATTTGGCTCAATGGATCCGGATCAATTGGGGAAAGGATTGGTTGCTATTTCTGCAATATTAGCATCATTAATGATATTTTCAATTGGAATTAGCAAAGGAACAAAAGATGGAGGATCCTTAATGAAAGCCGCAGCAGCAATGATGATTTTAGGTATTGCGATGCTTAGCTTTGCTCGTGTGGTTCAAGTATTTGGTTCAATGGACGAGGATAGTTTAAAAAAAGGATTTGCTGCTATTTCTGCAATATTAATGTCATTGATGATATTTTCAATTGCAATTAGCAAAGGAACAAAGGAAGGAGCATCCTTAATTGCAGCCGCGGCGGCAATGATGATTTTGGGGCTTGCAATGCTTCAGTTTGCTGGCGTTATAGCAGTATTTGGAAATTTTGAACCTACAGCATTAGTTCAAGGAATCGAAGCACTTGGCGGGGTTCTTCTTCTTACTTCTGTTGCTCTGATAGCAATGGCTGATCCAAAAATTCTTGCAGGTGCAGCAGCAATGCTTATAGCCGCAATAGCAATCTCTACTTTTATTCCAGTAGTATTGGCACTAGGAAATTTGCCAATGGATGTTATTCTGACAGCTCTCATAGCGATTGGTAGTTTATTTCTTGTGGTAGCTGTTGGGGCGTTTGCCTTAAAGCCAACGATTGGCGTAATAAGTGCATTTTCTGCTGCCCTTTTGGTAGTTGGTTTGGGAGCTCTTGCCGCTGGTGCGGGAATGCTTTTATTTACAACAGGTTTGGCTATGCTTGCCGCTGGTGGAGCTGGTGCTGTAGCAGTATTGGCTTTAACAATTACAACTCTTGCCAGTTTATTGCCAATGATTATGCAAAAGGTTGGAGAGGGATTCGTTGCATTAGTTCAAACACTTGCGGCAAATGCTCCAGTACTTATGGAGTCGTTTGGGGTATTGCTTCAAGGACTTATAGATGTTATAGTTCAAAAAGTTCCGGATTTTGTTGTTGCTGGTATACTACTTATACTTGGAATCTTGCAAGGAATTGCGGATAATGTTCAGCAAGTTGTTGAAGTAATTGTTCAAATGGTTATTAATATACTGGATGGACTAACCGAAAAACTTCCAGATTTAATTACAGCAGGAGCCGATTTAATTATAGCTTATCTAGATGGAATGGGAACGGAAATACCTAGAGTTGTCGATTCTGGTCTTACTATGGTTATTGATTTTATTAATGGCATTGCAGATTCTATTAGAGAAAATACTCCACTAATGCTTGAGGCAGTTGCAAATTTAGCTACTGCTTTTATTGATGGAGTAAAAGATTATCTCAACCTAGATGAAGGTAGTAGCATAGCTCGTGATATGATTGATGGACTTATAGAAGGGGTAACAAACGGAATTGATTTGGTTCTTAAGGCGGTCACTGACCTTGGCGAAGCTGTAATTAGTGCAATTAAGGCAATTTTAGGTATCGAATCTCCATCTAAATTTACTAGAGAGATGGGCGAGTACTTAGATCTTGGATTGGTTCAAGGATTGATTCGTGGTTCTAAAAATGTAGTTGGTGCAGCCAAACGAGTTGGAGAAACTTCGGTTGATGCTCTTCGTTCAGCAATGAAAAAGATTTCTGATGTGGTTGATTATGAAATTAATTCTTCCCCAGTTATTACGCCGGTTCTTAACCTTAATGGACTTAGGTCTAGCGCAAATAATCTGAATAATTTACTTTCCATGGGTAAGAGTTATGATCTTGCTATTTCGAAAATTGGTGATGATAGAGCGCTTTCTATTGAAAATCAAAATGGAAGTAATCCCTTATCAGACCCAACCCAAATAATTAAGAACGAGTTTAATCTCAATGGGATTACAATTCGCTCAGATGCGGACATTACAAAACTTGCGGAAGAATTGTATAGAAGGCAAGAAAATGCAATGCGTTCTCGCGGAATTCGCCCCGCATATTCTAATTAAACTGAGGAGGTAATACATTATGCTTGGAGGTTTTACATTTAAAGGTATTCACAGCTCCGTATATGGAGTAAGAGAAACGCCCAGCAATATTGTATTATCTCCTCTTAAGAGGAGAAATATTATTCCCATTCCGGGAAAATCTCGGGCGATTGTTCAACAAGATGGTGGCTATGAGTCTAGGACTCAGAGTATGATATGCTCATATGCAAAACAATATGGGGTTGATATACATGAACAAGTACGTAGAATTGCAGGATGGTTAGATGGAATTGGTGAGTTGACATTTGATTATGAGCCAACATTGCACTATAATGCTTTTATTAGTACTCCACCATCAGTAGTTACAATGCTAGAATTTTCGCAATTTCAAATTGAGTTTACATTTAATCATCCATTTGCATATGAAACAGCATTAGAAGAAAACTATATTCTTGACGCTTTTGAACCATTAAATCAGATCGATCTTTCAGTCGGTGGAACAGTAAAAACTCCCGTTCGAATTACTATTAAAAATAATTCCGAAACTGAGACAATTACGGGCATTAAAGTAGTTCATCGATATATTGAAAATGTAGAAAACTAGAAAGGATAATACTATGCCTAAAGGTAATGATGTTAAATTACAAACATTGGAAGATAATTTAAAAGTTGTGACTGTTCTTACACCTCCCGCAGGATCTGCAGCAGTATATTTAGCTTTATATGTAACAAGCCCCGGGGGTGGAAATACAGGAACTGAGGTAAATTATTCGGGATATGCTCGCCAGGAAATTACTCTTGGCGACCCTGCAATGAATGGGGCA